ATCGACTAATTAGTCAGTGAAAGCACCAACAAACGCAGACTGAACAGAGATAGTCAGTGTAGCGGTGTTGGCGTCAGTCAGCTGAGGATTAACCTGTAACGCTTCCATCTTACCTACCCAGAAGTACTGGGTATTATCGACGGTACCTAGACCACCAGCGCTAGACGCATGCTGAGTAGCGCCAGTGCCAGTAGGATCTGAGTTCAGGAGAGCAAAGCGGAAGATATACTGTTTACCATCACCAACCATATCACCAAAGTAGTCAGCAGTATCCTGCCAATCGGTGCCGACATAGTTAATCGTCAGCTCCATTGTAGGTGCGTCTGACTGACCCTGAATCTGCTGAGACGTAGACTGGCCATAAACAGGGACATTCACAATGTTAGGTGGTGTACCCATAGAAGGGAACTCACGAACATTAGAAATACGTGTGAAAGATCCTGCAGTAGTCGCAACAGCGGTTCCAAGAGCAACCTCTTCGGTAAAAGCTGCGCCGAGATCAGTCTCAGACAGTGTGCCAAATGCGGTAAGAGCCTCAGAGCCACTTACAGAAACATCTTCACGAGTGACGGATAGGTGCGAATAGATTCCTGCACCGATAGAACTAATATGTGCCATATTTACATAACTCCAAAATAATTAAATGGTATTGAATAGCTTGCGTGAAACAAAGCTGGGTTATCTTTATCTTTTCCTCGAACTTTCAAAGAACTGGATAGGAACTGCGTAGAAGCTGGACCTGACGACAGAGTCTTGCCTGACAAATATTCATCAAGCTTATCTGCAAGAATATTAAATCGCTTAGTACCCTTACCGCCCTCAATAAAGAGCTCTGCTATCAAAACACCAGATACTGAGTTTAAATTAACACCACCCCCAGAAGGGAGGATACTAATTCTAATAAACTCATTACCTGGGCTGACAGCTAGAAAGTTTGAGGGGTACGTCTTAATGCTCTCTGCAACCCACTCAGCACTAGCAAATACTGAGAAGATGTCAGATTCAAGAGTCTGGTATTTACCCATTTTATGACTCCTTAAAAACTTCTACGACATAAATAATTCCACTGTCTTTAATCTTAGGCCCGATACTCCATGTCACACCACCCAACTGAAGTTCATCATGTTGAGTAAGTGCTCCAATCTCTTTAGATTTCATCATTACAGTCTGCTTTACTGCATTATGCTCTTTGCTCTCTTGTTCTTTCTCAATGATTATTACCTTTATAGGCAGTGAGGTGTCTGTTGACGAAGCCTCTCCAGAAGAGAAGTTAAAATCAAGATTGCTTTTACGCACCAGCGTAGCGCTCACAGCTTGGTCTTTTGCCAAATTAAAAGCTTTCACAAGGTTACGATCAATTAGAGTATTATACCCCATATCATAGCCTCCTGTCTTTAATTAGCGCGAAACCAAGCTCTTGCGCCAGCATTGGCTAACAAAGGCTTAATAAAACTGCGAACAATCCCAGGAAAAATATCTGGGTTAGAAATCTGCTTAAGATCTAGAGCAGTGCCTAATTTCAAACTGCTAACATCGCCAGAGTTATCCAGCAGCCCATCGTTATTAAGTAGGTGATACGCTAATTCGTAGCACCCGTTCATAATACGAGTAGGCGTGCCGGATAACTCCTTCACGATGCCGAGTTTCGGATCAAAGTAGCTTCCAGTTCTAGGAAAAGCTAAATTTTGGGTAGCATCAGAGGCAATTCCAGTCCAAGTAAGAGAATCCAAGAGTGTTGTAGCCGTAACAAGTGCTTTTTCTCGCTCACTAACGCCAGCGTCATCCCACGCAGCTACGTCTAATCTAGTCTCGAAATATGCATCCGCCTCAGAAGCATCAACATATGAATTTGTACCTTTAATAAGTGCCATAATACTACCTCAACAATTAGCCGTGGAAAATCGGCAGAATTCCCAAGCTTAGAGCAGAAGTAAACTTCCGATCAAATGTTCCAGTGGTAGAGGCTAGAGTTCCAGATCCAACAGAAGTCAGCGCTTTAGCTGTGCCGCCCTCTACCGCATACTGGTACTTAACATCACTTGGGAACTCATCTTCAGAACCTATCCAGCTGTAGCCAGCAGGCAGAAGAATGTAACCCCAACGAGACCAGATCTCAGTAGTGCCGCCACCTTGGTAAGCAGAAGCATCACGGTCGATTTCAGTAGGAACTGGGACATTCAGAGGCTCCATTGCAACCGCTCCAGGAGCAACAATAAAGGAGATCTTAGTGCCGCCAATATCAACACCAGCACCGGTGTTAAGCTTGGTCATCTCTGCAGCAGAGAGGCTCTGGGTAGCACGAGTACTGATCAAACGGAACTTACCATCAAAGATAGTCTGGAAATCAACGTTACCATCACGCACACGATCTTGATCAACCAGGTTCGCGGAGCGGAAAGAAGCCATCATTGATGGAGAAGTGATCAGATAGTAATATGGAAGTTCATAATCCTTCCAACCTTTTCCGAGAGCCTGCAAGAAAGCTTCTGCACGTTGAGCACCCTGCTCCATAGAAGCTTTAGTGTTATCATATGCAAGAATAGGCTTAATACTAGCGCCTAGATCTACATAGAAGCCGTACTTACTGTCAGTCGGATCATTCTCGAAAGTCTGACCACCAAGACCGGTAGCGCCAGAACCTGCTGCAGCGCCGTTAATAGCCTCAGAGATGGCGACACCCTTAAGCACAGACAACAGAGCATTATGCTCATCTTGTGCACGAGTCTCACCAAAGTCACGGCCAATCTTAGCCAGACCATCACGCTGAGTAACAACTTCTTTCATGTTAACCTTCTCTGCACCATGAGTACGGACAGTTTTAACATAACGAAGGTAGTCAGTTGAAGTGGTAGTCTTAGTACCATCAGAATTGTCAGTCAAAGAAGCGACATTAATTGCTGGATTCAGAGGTTTATCCCAACGAACCTGACCAATGAAGGTCTCAGTATTACGGTCAATCTTCTCATTAGTTCCTACGATACCAGTGCCGGAGAGTTTCCGAGCATTGGTATATGCCTCATCAGAATAAGCTGAAATAGCTTCCTGAAGGACTTCATTAGTGGCACCTGCCACATCGGTACGTACGCCCATGTTCTATTACCCTTTATTAAAAATTTACTATTCTTGCTGTGTTCGTAAAGAACCTTCAGCAGCCTTTTGTATTACTTCATCCTGAGACATCTCAAATAATGATTTAGGAGTATCGGATGCAGAATTGCCGGATGGTACTGTAGCATCACCAGGCCCATTATTCTCTTTAGGTTTCATTAAGAAAGAATTAGCCTCATTTGAAGCAAAACTAGCTACAAAGTCATTAAGATTGGAACCGTCTTTAGGGGTCCAACTACCATTTTCGTCCTGATGAAGATCGCCGACAACTTCTGAAAAAGCCATCTCTTTAGCTTTATCGTTTCGAAATTCAACAGCACCTAAAGCGTCTTTAACTGAGATATCTCGCGTCAATGTAACATTGTTTGACTCAAGAACTTTATTTTTTGCTTCAAGTTCAGCAATCTGAAGCTTTAAAGCTTCCTCGACTTTGCCTTCATCTTGCAAACGCTTTAGCTCTGCGTCTTTGTCGGACTGATCTCGTTCAGCCAACTTCTCCAGAGCTTGGTCTCTAGATGCGTAAGCTGCATCTAGTTTCGTCTTAATAGGTGTTAATTTTGCTTCTACGGCAGCTGCAATCTGGGCTTCGATATCCGCAAGTGGGGTACTGTCAGAGTTGTCGCTGTCGCTATTTCCATCTATACTATCTGTATTATCATCCGCCATTTTGTTCGTTTCCTTGAGCACAGCTCTTGGTGAAGTCACAGACTTCGTTCTTAAATATCCC